TGGCTTGGCATTTCATCGACAGTCTACTATGCCGTTCTTTTCCACATATACACCGGCAAATAAGGCTGTATAAGGCTAAAGGTATTGTTGCTTCCACCGGCATTTCCTACGGTTGCTGTATGTCCGTGAGCGCCACTTGCAGACGTTGTACCTGTTCCTCCGGCATTATCGCCAAAATAAAGATTAGGATTGTCTCCGTGATCATGGTAAAGGCGAGGCATAGTATGTGTGTGTGTACCCACGCTGCTTATCGTAACGCTGTGGCTATGGACTGGCATTTCATCGACAGTGAGAGTATGGGTAGCCTCGCCGCCGGTAGAACCTGCCTCGTATTCCGTTCCCCAATCGCTCTCGCCTTCCGGGATAAGTACGCGCCCAGCGGGCATTTTCTCCCAAGTGCCGCCGAACAAACTACCGGGGTTTGAGGAATTTACGCTCATATAAATAGAACCTACTGGGTAAATCATATCCAGCAGGTCCAGTTTGGTCAGTTTGGGCACTTCGGCCCACTCGCCATTACCTTTTAAAAATTTTTCGCGGTCTGTTATTTCCGGCGCTTTTACTAAGCCCGCTGTACCAGCAGCGGTTGTGGTTGCGCCAGTGTATACCGGCACGCTCTTTAAATAAGTTGTGTTAATCGGGTTGCCGTCAACATCCAATACGGCTTTGTTAGCCTTTGGCACTGTAATCTCGGCTCCGCTATAATCGTAAATCTGTTTCCATGTCGCAAGGTCGCTTTGCAGTTGGTATACCTTGCTTTGGTCTGTGCGGTTGCATTTCATGCCCGCATAAAGGTTATTTGTCGGAAATGCCGTGCCGCTAAAATCAGTGATAATGCTTTCCATATTGTCATTAATGGTTTGCCTATCATCGCTGATTAACCCGGTAGGCAGCAAAGGATTATAGTCTTGCATTTCGTCACCTCACAAAACTAAATGTTTATTTTATTAAATTGGAACTATTGGAGAGCTTCCTGACAGAGCCACTGTTTTTATTCAAAATACAGGCAGCACCAGTATCACTGGCTATGCTTTGCGTGCTGCTAATTCAGGTACGGTCAACGCAAACTCATGGGCTGATTGCAACCTTGTGGACGCTAAAAGCTACGGTCTGTACTCTGGAAATTACAATCAACCGCATAATACAATGCAGCCTTATTTGTCTGTTTATATGTTCCGCCGCAAGGCTTAAAGTCTATTGGTGAAATTCCTGCCCACAACCATATGGTTAGAGCGTACTACGCACAAGATGGTTATGGCGTTACAATACCCGCAAATGTTCATTATCTTAAAGATGTTTCAGGTAGCATATCTTGGGCAAGCGCCGCTATAACAGACCAAAATTATGGCATTATAAATGTTTGCGACAATACCGGCAGCGGACAAGCTCACAACAACCTGCCGCCGTATGTCGCTGTTTATCTGTATAAAAGAACTGCGTAGCCTCTATTGGAGAAATGCCCGCTCATACACATGAACGAGGCACAATGAATATAACCGGCTCAGTGTCATACGTTGCAAGTGGTTATGGAGAAGAAAACTCAACCGCAAAAGGTGCATTTATAGCAGACACATGGCACCAAGGCGCTGGTTATAACAATGCAGGCGGCTCAGGTACGTTAATTCAAAACTTTCGACTTGACGCTTCAAAATCTTGGACAGGTGCCACTTCCGAAGTTGGTTCTGATAACGCCCACAACAATATACAGCCCTATATAGCCGTTTTCTTATGGAAAAGGATTAGTTAGTCCTGCGCCACATAAAAACGCTTAAAAACGGTTGCATAAGGCTGTGAGCAGCGTTGCCACCAACGCTTGAAGTTTCACCAGCCCAAGAACGTGAAGCGTCGAAGCTAACTTTTCTATAAGAACTCCAGCAGTTGCCATTTTTTTCTTGTGTTGTATAGCCGTAGGCTTCTTCTGCTCCAAATACTCCGTTATATTGGTTTACAAAATTCAACTCGCCACGAAACGCGCCTGTAATATTCATTGTGCCGCGAGTGTGAGTATGGGACGGTAACTCTCCAATAGTTACGCAAGCAGCTCTCCAATAGTGAGTGTATGCGTTGCTTCGCCGCCGGTGCTTCCTGCGGCATAAGTAGTGCCCCACGTCGATGTGCCTTGCGCTAAAAGTACACGTCCGGCGGGCAGTGCTTCCCATGTTCCGCCGAAAAGCGTGCCGGGATTGGTAGATGCCGTTGAAGCGTAAATGCTGCCGACCGGGTACATTTTAAGCATTAGCGCAGATATTACTGCGTCCGTCAGCCCTGCGGCAGTAGCGGCATTGGTAGCGTTTGTTGCATTGGTGGCATTAGTAGCACTTGCTGCCGTTGTCGCACTGTCAGCGGTTGTGGCGTGGTCGGCATTGGTAGCATGTGCAACGCTGTCGGGTATTTCCGGCAGCCACGTTGTTAAGTCGCCCTGCAAGCGGTACAGCTTCTGTTCGTCCGTTCTAAAACAAGTCATAAACGCAAACAAATTTGTAGTCGGAAATGCAGCTCCAGCAAAATCGCTGGCAATAGATTTTAAAGAATCATTTATAACTTCCGGGGCCTCGGCCACCAGAGTATCGTCAGATAACAAACCAAAACTTTGCATTTTTTCACCTCTCAATATCCTGTGGCCTGCCAAGTAATAAGCCCGGTCACAAGCTGTCCGGCGTCATTTACAAGCTGTACCTCAAAGCCCGTCTTATCCATGCTGGTAATATATGGCGTTACAACACCGTCGCCGGTATTGCCGCCACGCAAGTTTACATTTACTTCCGGCACGATATAAAACTGTTTGGTAAAGTTAATTCTCGTCGGCGCAGCAGTATCAGTAATGTTGGCCGTGCCTCTGTCTTGTGTGTCGGGTATATCAACGTGCATAATCACATTGCTTACCGAAGGCTTGGTCTGCGCGGCAATCGCATTAATTACAATGCGTACCAGCGCGTCCTGATATTCGTATTCGCCTACTTTAAAGTCCATAAACGGCGTATAACCCGGCGCAGTCTGTGTGGCTTCGTTAAATTCATCAAGGCTCATATCGCCTTCTGTTATGGCAATGTTGCTTATTACCCCGCCGCAGGCTTCCAAAAATGCGTCGTACAGTGCGGCGTTATCCTTTTTCAACAACTCTATCGTCTTTATAACTTCATCAGTTACAACAGCATTTTCCATAAAATCGCGGCGGAATAAAGCCGTTCTTTCAAAAGCGTCTGTAATTGCCGTTTCTTCCGCCTTCGCAAGCGCTATGGTTTTTTGCGGTATAACCTCGTCGGCGTCTACCGCTTCAAAGAACCATTTTTTCAGCTTTCTGCTTGTTTCATCAGATAGTGCTGCGGTTTCTTTAAAGTCCAATTTGAATTTAGCCGAACGAGTCATTACATCAGCTACGTTCAAAAGTTCTGTCGGCACTTTGCGCACATTGCGCAGCACCTTTCTTTCAGCAACGCCGAATTTTTCAGCAACGCCTCGCGTCAATAACTTCTGGGGCGTATCGCTGACGGCTAAGTTTTCGCCAAAGTTCAGCTTAAATTGAATATAATCCCAATAGCTTTCGGTAACGGCAGCAGCTTCGCTAATTGCTTTTTCAGCCGTTTTGCTGTGTTGTTCTGCAATCACTGCTGCTTCTTTTTTCTTTATTTTCGATGTTTTGGTTGCCGTATCAGTCAAAGCAGTTTCTTCTTCGACATCAACTGTAAACACCGTCATGCCCGCCATGTTCCATGTCTTAATAGACTGCTCCCATGTCAGCGGGCAATTTTGCCAAGAATAATTCTGTAAATCGTAGCTTTGAAAAGTGTTCTCATAGGCGCTGAACGGCTGTGTTAAATCGCCTAATTTAAGCGAACCGTTATTAAAGTCTAAATTAGATGTAACTTGTACGCCCATGTAATCACCTGTTAGCTAAGAGTAAACTGGAAGTTAATAGTTACCGTATCGTCGGCGGCCTTGTTTACAACCGCAAAAGTAACACGGTCAATAAAAGTGCCTCCGCTTGCAGCGTTACAAACACCAGCTTCGGTAATTGCACCGGTAGCTTCGCCGGGATTAAAAGTAGTAGTAAAGGTAAAAATTTTAGTTCCCGCTGTGTGCTGATAATTTGCTGCTTTGCGCGCAAGTTCAGTAACAAGCGCAGTCTGCGTTGCAGCAACCGCGGTAGTACCTGTACCTACTGCAATATGGCTCATAACATTCGGGCGAGAAGCAGATTTGCCAATGGCATCGGCAATAAAATCAAAACCTGCATTAAGAATAAGGTTATCTTTACGGCGAACTTCCACACTTCCATCTGATTTACGGTGGGTAATTACCAATGCACCTTTAATATGAGCAAACTCTTGTACTCCGTTTTTGTTTTCGTCCATTTTTTCACCTCATAAAAATAGCCGGTAATTAACCGGCTTAAATAATTACAGGGTACGCGGCCAGCTTATTCAAAATTCCAAGCGGCTCCGCGTCAGTCTGTGCGTATTCGGTTTGATTTTTGTTCAAATAGTTTATATACAGGCACCTTGCGTTGCTTCCCTGACTGATTCCAAACGCAAAATATGCCATGCCGCTAACAGCAAAACTAAACGGCACCCACAATTCTTTTCCGTCGCTTGAAAACAGGTAAAAACTTTTCAAGCGCTTGTCATAGCCAAGTGAAAGCCACTCGTTATTTTCGTTATATAGGGTTACAAACCGCGTATCGTTTAATTCTTCCGTCAACTTCACAAAGAAGATTAAATTAAATGTGCGCTGCATTTTTGAAGCATCGTAGCTAAGCCTTGTAAGAGGCCCTACATAAAGCCCTTGCGCCCAGCGGCCCTGTCTGAAATCATCGGCGTGCTGCGATTCTTCCGGGCTTTCTTCATCCTCTGTTAAAAGGTCGCCGTCAAGCTGTGCATAAAACAGATTGTTTGTACCAACGCCTTTGTAACAAGCAATTTCCTGCCTTATATTGGCACTGTCAACGTCGCCCAAAACACCGGTCCAATGGATATTGGCGTCCTGCCAAGCAACGGTATAATCTTCCCATGTCCATGTGTTGTTATCCGTTACGCTAAAGGCATTGTATTCCAGCCAGTTGCGGGCCTTGTATTCTTGGTCAAGCTCAACATTAAAAATATACTCGCCATAAGTAGCGTCCGCCTCCAGCGTCACACCGCTTAACACCGGGTCATAATAAACATTCAGCTTGCTGCCGCTATACGCAGTGTCAGCTTGGTCAAATTCCAAAATAATATTGCGGCTAATGTCAGTTTCCGTTGTCATAAACTGGTAAGCTGCGTTTTTGGAATAGTTACCGTGTTCGTCATAAGCCTTAACCATCAAGTAGTAGTCGCCACGGTTTGGGTACAATCGGCGGTTCTTATCGTTTGTAGCCGTCCTGAACAGCTCCGTTCCGCGCTCCCAACTAAGCTCGCTGCACACCTTCACAACATACTTCACGTTGTAAATGTTTATCGGGTCCCAATAAAAATCCAGCTCCGGCCCGTTACGTTCTACCAAAAGCCCTGTAACATCAGGCAGCACCAAATACAGTATGCCCTGTTCGCCTTCGCCGAACTGGTCAAAGAACGATACCTTAATCTGCTCTACGCCTTTTATATCGTCAGTGATGATAAACACATTGTCATAAGCGGTATAACGCTTATTATCAATATAAATGTACGCGCCGATGCAGTTGCTTGGAATTTCGCTAAAAGTAACCATTGTGCCATCCGCATTGGTGGTAATGGAAATATTAGTCGGCGCGTCCGGCCGTGGCTTGTTATATAAAATTTCCGCCGGATTGCTGTATAAACCATCTTGATTAAACGCATACAGATAAACGTGCCCGACAAAAGTAACCGGCATTGCCGTGCTGTAATTGTTGACCGTTCTTTCTAAAAGCCCGTTTTCTTCTCCAACGTATACATCGGTACGCAGTTCATAAAAAGCAAGACTGGCAATATCGCGGATATGGTCCCATGTAAACCTGCCGCCGTCCCTTGTAAATGTAAGGGTAAAATTGCGCGGCGTCTGTACTGCGCCGTCCGCCTCGTCGTCAATATCTTCCTGCGTAAAGCCATTGGCAAGGTTTACCTGTTTGGTGCTTTCAGCCAGGTAATCTTTTAACAGGCTCATAACATGCCTGCCGTCGCCCTGTATTACCGCAGGTAAATCCGGCACCTTCAAAGCGGTTGCTTTTTCTTCTTCTGTTGTTTCGGTATCTTCCGCAAAAGTAGAAATATCTCTTTCGCTCACGGCTCTCACCAACTTATCAGGTCATACTCATAGCAGTAGCAATGGCGTTTTGCAGGTCAGTCAATAGGTTAGTGTCCTGCGAAATATCGTACTCATTTTCGTTCAGGGCCAGCATAATCGCGTAGCGCACCACAATTTCATTAATGCTGTCATGGTCATAGGGAAATTCATCTGTCGAATCCTCCAATAGCGCCGGTGTCGCAAAATACCTAAAACGTACATACTCGCTGCCGTCCACAATTTCGGCTTTGCCTGCCGTCATGCGCAGCGGGTAAGTGCCTGCCGCCTGTATATAGTTTTTCGGCAGCGTGTCGCCGTCATGTACAATAACTTCCTGCGTCATTGCAGGGTAGCGCCCCTGTATTAACAGCGCCGCTATACGCTGCAAGCTGTTATTTAAAAACTCTATGCAGCGTTCGTCGCTGTATTCTTCCGATATATCGTGTCCTGCCGCCCTAATGCGGCTGATGGCTTGCTGTACCGTAATCATTACCAATACCTCCATCCAACGCGGAACGGCATTTTGATTTTTGCATTGCGATAACGCCTGCGCGGGACAAGCTGTGCCACCGCATCATTTACTGCCTGCATCATAACATCGGTTGATGCGTTATTATTAAGAATCATGCTGCTAACCTTCGCCAGCGAATCTTTAAAAATAACAGGCAGCTCAATAACATCTTCTTCATCTTTAATCTCAGCAATCGCTGCGCGGTAAACAATCTTAAACCCGCGAGCGCCGCTGTATAAACGGTTGCCTACAACCTTATACTGCCACGGCATAGGTGTTCTGATGCTTTCAACTGGCGACATCATTGTGCCATCTTTAAGCGCCATAACAGACACCAACGAGATAAAATCCTCCGGCAGTTCAATGCCATCTTCCTTAAAATCATAAAAAGGCAATTTCTCGCCTTCCGGCAAATCCTCGTTGGCCGCGGCAACTTCATTATTCATATCTTCTTCGCTGTATGTTGCAGCCTTTTCCAAAAAGTCGCTGCTTTGCAGTGCAAGGCTGTTATTGAAATAACGAATGCACTCGTTCACAGCCATTTTGATGTCATAATCCGAGAATCTTATCTCGTTGTTGTCCTTTTCCTTAAAGCGGATAAGCCGCCTTAGCTCTTTGTAGGTAATCATAAAATCAATCCTTTTTACTGGACGAAGAACCATTCCAGTATTTTTTCGGCGTAATAACCTGAAATTCGCGGTGAACATCAAAGAACTTGCGCACATATTTGGTGTATTCCCCCATATCGCCAGCTCGGCGCGCTCTCTTTGCCATAATTAACCACGGGTCACACATCCACATTTCTGGCGGAATATAGCCCATCAGGCGCATCTCACCGCTGCCTTCGCCTACCCTGCCGCCGCCAGCTTCGCTTGCCTCTTTTGCAAGCCGCTGCGCAAGCCCGGTATCAAAGGTGTTATAAAGGTGTACTGTGCCTTTTTTGTCGTTATCTACCGACATGTACTGTGAAATAAGCATTTTAAATACCCCCATTTCTTTAAGATGCCTTAGTTATGCGTAGTAGAATTTACAACCTTTGTGAGTTTTATGTTTACCTTCGCAGCAGCTTGCTATATTTCTTCGTATAAACCCTTTATTAGCTCTTGCGGCAGCACCAGCAGAAGGATATTCTATTGTTCTGCCATCTGGGAACAAACACACAACAGCCTTTGGTTTCTTTATGCCACCACGATGAATGAACTCATCGCCATATTCCGGGGCATGTCTGCTGTTTGCTTCTCCAACGGATTTTGCTAATGTTAAAAAGCAGCGTGTTCCGGGACTATAAACTTTGTTCCCTTTCACGCGGGTATCTTTATCAAGGGCAATCATTTGCCTTGGGTTGTCGCGCCACATTTCGTAGCCCGGCAAATTTTGTATATCTTCGGCAAAATTAGAAAGCCTGTGCCATCTTTCACAAACGCTGCAACCTTTATAACAGGGATTAGATTCTTGGCATTTTGCATTATAGCAACGCTGCAACATACTTTTCCAAAGGGTATAAATTCTATAACGGATGTGGTCCGTGCCAAGTTTTTGCCACGCGCACCACCCACGTATATCGTTAATTCCTATTCCGGCAACTCTGCCCGGTTTCTTACCTCCCATGCTTTTACCTCCCAAACAAATATAGGGAGCTGGCGGCGGGACTATCCACCACGCATCAACGCCTAAGCGTTTGCTCTAATAATTAAGCTACGTCAGCATGAGAAAAGCCCCGAAGAATATTTCACTTCGGGGCTTAAAATATTACACTTTCGGTATTTTTATCAGCGTTTTACTTTGATTAAGCTACCAGAAGCTTTTGGTTGTGTACCCTTCAAACCCAACCATGATTCAATAAAGAACTCTTTATAGGAGCCTTTAGTGGCAATGCCCGGAACTTCGTGGGTTCTTTCAAACCATTTGAGGTCCCAATACTGCATATCCATGAAGTCTACACGGTTGTCCGGGTAGAGTCTGTGGGATTTCGCAGTAATTACACCGAAGTCGGTTTCAAGGGTGTCGGCAACAAGGTCCAGTTTGCGGTCTTTGCCCATGCCGCGGTTAATCTGAGTGCTTGCAGTTACGATGCTGGAGAAACGACGTTTCTTAGCAGGACTCATAACAGCAAGAGTCGGGTTGCCGCCGCGGTTGAAGCACATCTGCATTACATTGTTAATGTCGTCAAGGGTAAAGTCGGCAGTGCCGCCCATATCCAGAACGTTGTTTTTAACAATGGCAAGCTCGGCGCCTGTGGTGGTCGGCTTAACCTGATTTGCAGTAATTTTTTCTACTGCGTCTTTCATGGTGTTGTAAATGGTGAATTTAGTATCGCCATCGTTATCTTCAAGACGGACATAGTAGATGGTATTGGCTGCAAGGCCGGTCGGCATGGTGGTTGCAGTGAAGTACACGAAATCGCCAGTCTGCAAACCGTGTTTGCTGCTTGCGGTAATGATACCGTTAGAAGTAGAAAGGGCTGCAGTAATGGTCTGGGTTTTCATGAAGTACGGCACGCCGCCGGTCATTGCCGGAGCGCTGCCTCTTTCTGCGCGAGATACGTCATTGTTTACAAGAGCGTATTCAATGTCGGATGCGTGGCCCAGAAAAGCATTGTGATACTGGCGGGTAAATTCGTCCTGCGGCTCATAGATTTTTTTAACTTTAATCTGCGCAGTGGTTACATAGCCGGAGTTTACGAAGCGCTGGCAATGGTTGTTTGCCATTTCCAAGCTGCCTACCGGCTGGCTTTCATAGTCCTCTTTTTCAAGATGAGCATTGACTTGCGGCGGGCGCAGGCCTTCGGTAGTCCAGCTAAAGTCAAGCGCTACCGCGTCAGCGTCCTCGGAAAATTCGGACAGGTAAAAGGTTTTGTCGGGGTCAATATTCGTAATAATAGACGAATAGTCCTCGGCATGGCCGATTGCTTCTAAGGTATGGGACTGAGAAGTAGACGGCCCAAATTCTCTTGTTACATCTGCTGGCATTTTTTCACCTCTAAAATAAATTGTTTATAACAAAAACCGCTTAATACTCTGGGGGTAAGTATCAGCGGTTTTTATTCGCTTGCATAAATCTTGCAATCCATTGTCTTTTTTCTTTGATGCTGCCGTTTCTTAAAGCGGCATAATCAAACGTAGTTTCTTTCGGCAGCTCTTTGCCTTCGCCGGGACGTTCAACCACAGGCGGTTTAGCCGCTGGTTTTGGCGTGCTGCTCAGGTTGTTGCGTTTCGCGTAATATTCTTTGCGGGTTGCTTCGTAATATTCACGCATCGTAACAGCCTGCTGGTCAGTAATAGTGCCATTTTTAAGCGCAGTAATTGCTTCTTCAACCTTGCGCCCTTCGGCATACGGCAATGTTTTAAAACGTTCCTGCATCATCTGGTCAATGGCATTAAAATGAGGTTCTTTGGCTTTGGCATCAGCAACAAAGTCTACAATATCTTTGTAGCGGGCCTGCTGCTGCTGTCTTGCAACATTTTCGGCGTTGGCTCTTTGCTGAATGTTGCCAATGAGCTGCTGGCGGTGCCATTCGATGGCGGCGTTAATAGCGGCTTCCTCTTTTTCATCACCAAACTCCATGCCGTCATATTGTTCTTCGGTCATACCAAAGTCTTTCAGCGCGCGCGCCTTTGCATCCTCATTCAGTTTTTTGTAAAACTCCTGCATTGCTTTGGCCTGTTCTTCCGGCGAAAGCTGTTTTTGGAGTTGTTCTTTCTGGCGGGCTTCTTCCGCCTGTTTTTCTTTAAATGCTTCTACCGCCTGCGCAACGCGGAACTCGGTGTACTGTTTTTGGAACTCCTGCGGCACCCTTCTCTCATCAACATCTCCGGCCGCTAAAGCTGCCGAAAATTCGTTCAGGTCATAAGGTTCAGGTGCTGCGCCAACCTCCCCGGCGACTCTATCAATTAGTTCTGCCGTCGGGCTGTTTGCTGGTTCAGGCTCAGCGGCCGGTTCAGCGTTTTGTTCTGCTGCCACCGGCTCTGCGTCAATCTTTTTAACAGTGCGCTTGCCTGTTACCGGGTCTTTTTCAATCACAAAGCGTTTGCCGTCGCCTGTATTGGCCGAAGCGACAATATTGTTGTCCGCTGTGCTTTGTGTCTGCCCGCTGCCCGCAGGTTCTGCGGATTGTGCGGCAGGCTCTGTGCTTCCCTGCGGTTCCGATACCTGCGCAGGTGCCGGTTCAGAAGCAGGCGCACCGCCGCCACCGGCAACCACCGGGGCAGCGTTTACTGCTGTTTCTTCTGGCATAGGTTATTCCTCCTTTTGCAACTCTGCTTTCAGCTTGTTGTAATCTTGTTCTTTTCTTTTGCCTGTCATTGCAGCGTGGTTAAGCATATCGCAGAAGTGCATGGTTAAACGGTAATAACTCTGCATCTCCTGCAAATTTGCGTTTGGTTTAGCCAAAGCCTCCAAGACTTCTTTTTCGGCCTCCTTACGCAGCATTTCGGCATATTTCAGCACGGCTTCCGCGTCCTTGCCGTCAACAACAAGGTTATGCAGAAGTTCGAGCCGTTCTAATTGATTGGCATAAATTTGCTTTTGCCAAAGTTCGCTTCTCGGTTTAAGCATTATTTTTCAGTACCTCCGCTTCCGCAATAGCTTTTTCGGTCGTGGCAATGCCAAACTGCTGCTGCAAGTATTTAACCTGTGCATCAGGCGGCAAATCTTCGTAATTGATAGTCATGCGCGGTATGGAGTACCTTGCAATGGACAGTTGCAGCGAGTTCTGCAAAGCCTGTGCCTGCGCGGCTGCTGCCGTTTCCTGCGCCTGTCTTGCAGCCTCTTGTGCTTCCGGGCTTTCCGGGTCGATAAGATACTGCCCAACATCGCGCAACCCCAATGCTTCCAAAAGTTTTACCACAAGGTTGTACCAGCTCTTTGCGTTGACAATGCCCTGCTGCGCAAGAATCGGGTAAATCTGGTTCAGAGCAATCATCAGGTACTGAATCTGCGCTTCTTTCGTGCCTGCGCCTTGTCCGACATTAACGATAAGGTCATAGTCAATGTCAAGCTCATCACGGCGGATGCGCACCGTTTCGTTGGTCAGGCGGATAATCTGCTCATCTTCCAGATACTTCTGATTAAGCAAAATCACGAATTTGTAAATCGGAATAAAAAACTTCTCTGCAATGGCGCGAGCAATCATCTTGTTGCGCTTCTCCGAGGCCCCAAGAATCGCTGTAACGCCGGTAGCCGTCTTGTTAAGGCTGTTGCTGTCAAGCCCCTGATTATACCTTGTGCTGCCGCTCTGCGCCTCAATTTCAGTCTGAGCGTAATTTACAAGTTCCATTGAAATGCTCGAAAGAGGAAGCGACGGCGGTACAAAAATTGCTGGTTCAGGACTGCCCATTGTCGGGATAATTTCCTCGTTGTTCATCAGGGCATCCATGTCCACCTTGGTTTCATCAACAAAGTAACGCGGCGAGTTATTCTTGCCGACGTTAATGATTATCTGACGGATAACGGCTGTTTTTAAATCCTGATGCTGCTCCAAGCTGTCGGCAATGCTGTCGCGGCAAAATACTGTATTCGGGTCATAAATGGCAGAACAAATAAAAAACGGCGGAAATTCAAAATCATTTTCAACCACGCGGACAAGATTGTTGCCTATCGCGTGTACAATCAGATTTTCATAAATTCCGTCGTTGTTATAGTCAACCTGTAAATATGCTTCGTACAGCTCTACCTCTTTGGAGGCATTATCTGAGTCGCTCGGCTTCTTTGTCGGCTCCGTTCTGTCTGGGTCGTTGCGGCGGTCCATAAGCGTTGCCATAGTATCACCGCGCCCATATTCTTCAAGAGCCTTGTCAACATCCTTGTAAATTCCGTCGCGTTCGCGGCGTTTCAGGTAGTCGCCAGTCACAATCTTCCTGTGCGCTACAAACTTGCAGTCCTGAATATCAGGCGCATCCGGCGTATAGCGCAGTTCAGAAACAGGTATCTGTTCAATTACAGGATGGTTTGCCTTGACGATAATCTCATCATACTCAATGCGCACAAAATCTTCGGCATCTTCAATGTCTTCGACTTTGGTAATCTCGATTTTATGACGCGCAACGCCTTCAATCAGGGCGATAATAGCTTCATCATCATTGCGCAAGTCAAGCATCATTTCCATCGGGCGGCGTTCTTCTTCGCGCTTCCACCAAACTTTTGCAACGCCAAAGTTCTCGGCCAAAGCCAGTTTAAGTTCGGCATGACAGAACTGATAATACGAGTTTTTCTTTTCAAGCTGATACTTTATAAGCTGCTGAATCTTGTTTGCCGTTTCGTCATCATCCACATTTACGCCTTTAACGGACAGTGGGTCGTCAGAGCCGGTAAACGCTTCCATAAGGCCAGCCAAAATCCACTCGCAAGATGTTTTAATATCCTTGCTGCACCAACGGCTGAGTTCCGAAAGGCCGGGAAAGACCTTATCGTAATGCTCCGGCGTAGCGTTATATACATCACGGCGGCGCAGAATAATCGGCTCAACAACACTTGTGTAGTGCTTATCAGCTATTTCGCGGCAATTTACAAAGGATTTTTTTATTTTATCTTTTTGTTCCTCGGTTAAAGTATCAAGGCTTAACGGTTTTTCCTTGCTCTCAGCCTGCATTTGCAGCAGTTTTACCGGGTCCGTCATCGGAGCGGCAATATTTACCGGCTGCTGCGGCAAAGTCCCGCCGGTTAATGTGCCAAGAGCCTGTCTGTTAAGCCCAAATTCCGGGTTTGTAGCCTGAAAACCACTACGCGATACCGCACTTCGGGCCTCGCGCCCTACTACATCGTTTTTTGCGCGTGCTGCTTCAAGCGTATTGTTAATATCTGGCATCTAAACTCTCCTTAAAACCATTCCGCAATGGTTACGCTGCCGCCAGTTACATAAATCTGGTCGGCATTTGTAGTCATTACCGGGATGGTTATTTTTTCGCCTGCCGCAAGCGGGATGCCATTTTCAGCAGACACATCACTGCCGCCAAAATATACCGTGCTGTTGCCGGTATTTGCAATGGTCAAAGTATGGCGCGAGTTCTGCTGTCTGCTGTTCACTGCATCACTGGCCGCAACTTTTGCGCCGCCACTTGCATCTACAACAGAAGTTACCACTCGGCTTACAGGTGCATTAAATTCCATGGCTTTTCCTCCTTTACAACGCTCCGTAACGCTTTGTTTTGCCCTGCTTTCTCATGCGCCTATACAGCATACTCCTGCCAATATTCACAGGATAAGCAAAAGTCAGACAAAACGCATCGGCAATATCCGGGCTTCGCCCTGTTTTATCTTTCATACTCTCTTTGGATTCCAACTTAATGCGGTTCAGCGAATCGTAAGTATATTCCGGCGTGCAAAGTTCCGTTCTTAACTCAGGCATATACGGCAGGCTGCCGCCCTGATTAAGCCACTCACGCGCTCCATCCCATATTTCAGCTCTTTTATTCATGTACCGGGTATCTTGCAGGGCCTTGCCACCGAAAGGCACCTCTACAACCTTATCTGCGTAGCCAAGCTGGCGCAGGCGGTCGATAACGCCTTCACCACGCCCGCTGTCGATAAACACGGCGTCAGGTCCCCATTCGTCAATAGCCTGTGCAACGATACCGGCAAATGTCATGTTATCAATTTCTTTAATAATTTGAGGCTCAAAAGCCATTAAACCCTGCCGCCGGAAGATTACGCAGGAGTCGTCACCATAACGGGCAACGTCCACGCCCATGACTTTAGGCGCTGTTTTGTAATCATCTTCCGTAAGTTCACGCTCCATTGCCTTGTTTACCGCATCAAGCGTTATCAGGCGGTTATAAGCGTTGGCTGCAAAGTCACAATATAACTCTTGGCGTATTTCACTCTCCGTCATCTCGCGCTTCATATCAGCAAGTTCCTGCGGAGGAATGATGCCGGTGTCGTCTACTGTGTACAGGCAGGCAAACCAGTCATCGCGTTTCAGCGCCAAAAGGTACATATCGTAAAACTGGTTCTGGCCCTTTGGTGTGCCGATAAAAACAGCCCAACCGCGCCGGTCAGACAGCGCAGGACGGATAACTTCGCCCCAAAGTTCTTTCTTAATCTGCGCATATTCGTCGATAACAACGCCATCCCAGTAGGTGCCGCGAAGGCCGTCAGGACGGTCAGCGCCGATAATGTATATTCTCGCTCCCCTTGCGTTCTGATGATAGCTCGGCAGCTCGACATAAAGCTCGGATTCATTCACTTTTCGGTCAGGAATAACCGATGTGTAGTATTTCAAATACTCCCAAGCAATCATTTTTGCCTGCTTCAAGAACGGCGCTACATAAGCGTAGTTCGGAGAGCGGAATTTCCTGTTTGTTAAAGCCTTTTTGATGATGTGATTGATGGTTCCGACGCTCTTGCCAAAGCGGCGGTGAGCCACAATTACCGAAAAACGGTACTGCTCCAGTGCCGGATGAAGGATTTTACCCCAAAACGGACGCGGCGTATAGGGTATTTCTATAATGCCCTTGCCGTCAGATACCGGCATCTATGGGACCCTCCAAATTACCCTCCCCACCGGGTAGTGCCCCCCTGTTTGTTTCTAATTTCGGCTGCTCCACGGCGCTGATGTCGATAACATCTTTCGCCTTCTCAGACCAACCAAACACCAAAGGCTGCTTGTCGTCGCCGCTAAGCTGCTGCTTCGACACATCTTCCCAGCCGCCGTTGTTTTTCAGAGAGAAAATAACACCATTCGGGCTTTTTGTAGTGACAAGAACCTGCTCTAAATAGTCCTCCAAGCGTAACCTCGCGTCATTGATTACCTGCTCGTAAGCCTCGTCACGGTCGTTTTTGTAGCTCAGAAGCTGCGCACGGCTCGAAAATCCTAAATACCTTGCCAACCCGGCAAATGTAGGCGGCTGCACAACGTATGTGCGCTCTATTCCAAGCCGTTTGTCAAACTTCGTCACAAAACAGTGTTCAAAGTATTCGTCCACTTTGTCAGCCATAGACTGCGGTGTCGGGTAAATTGACACCACGCCGTAACCACCAAAGGGATTGTTCGGTGCTGCCAATCTGCACCCACCTCCTTCGCTTTAATGGCTGTGTGACGATAAGGGCTTCCCTTGACGGCAGGAGGCGGCCGCTTTCGCAGAAGTCCCTTTCGCCACAGCGAGATAAAGAAAAACACCGCCGGGATGTCCAAACCCGCCGATCTTATCCGCGTAATAAAAAAGACTTACCGTTTTAGCGATAAGCCCTTTGCCTTACTCTCGTCGATGTAGGCCCTCTTGGAAACCAGAAACCATCGTTCTGTGTATGGAACCATCGAGAAAGTAAAAATCTTTTAAGCTAAAAACTTTTGCGTATTCTCGCAGAAAATTTAAGCTTTTTGTTTTGAGTTGGCTATGTATGGGGTGTTGGATAAACCCCCACACGTCGTTAGGTACTTAGAGAATGGTGGGGGTACACCCCCCTGCCACCCCTTTTCTTATGTGAGATAGCACTAACTTCTTAGAAAGAATAACCATAACCCAAAACATAAACCCATATACCTTTAAAAGGTAGCTTGTTACTACCATTATATGGTTTAGTAAACCATATAAGTAAAAACCGCTTAACCTTTTCTTTAAAGGCAATCTATGCAATAAAGCAAGACTTCCTTTAACCGCTTAACCTGCGGCTTTAAAAGCCTTGCTTTACTGTACCCATTTTACCACGCTTTTACCGTTCTTATTCGCCGAATAAGCAAAACTTTATCATTATTTTTATTTTTTGCGTTGCTACAACGCTGCCTCCGAAATCCATACACCACCCCGAACACTGTTACAATATAGACAAGGAAGGCAAGCAAAAAGCCAACCGAACGAAACAAACAAATAAATTGAATAAGCGAGGCGAACACAAATGTTGACTGTAAGAGATATAACAGAAGCATTAAAAAAGAGTCGCAAGGCACAAGCTGATTTTACCGACCACGGTAAAGCCCGCAAGTCACGGAATACGCTTACTGTAAAGGCAAAACCTGCTAAACAGAAGTCAATCCGTTGGGAGCTTATGGCAATCCGCTTGACGGAAGTTGTCGGCGGCAGGCGTTTAAAAAGCGTACCGACCACGCTGTTAAAAGCGGTTGAACTTCTCGACGCCGAAACAGTGCAGGACGCTTTACAAAAACAGCTTGAATACCTGCCAGTACCCCGCCACAACGCCGCATTTGAACTCGAATGGGCGTACACAAGAGGTTGAGTTTGACCATAGCTTACAACACGCTTGTAAGTTATGAGGGTAATTCAACCCGAACAAAAGAATAACGAGGTGAACGCGGATGACTAAAAAGCATACACGTTGGCGGATGATGAAACGAGCGCACGCTCTTACGGTACGCATAATTCGTTTAAAATGGAACGCCTATCTCGACAGGTTTTGACTTGACCGCAGGCTATAACGAAGTTTGTAGCTTGCGAGGGTAGCCAAAACTATCCGAACACATGAAGTCTTGTGTAACCAATAAATTAAATATAAAAAAGGAGTTGTCAACTATGTTAAACAACAACGAAATTACTTTGCACGAAGGCGAACACATTTGCGAAGAATGCGGCGCTATCTACAACGAAAGCGAAATGCGTGAAGTAAACGGCAAATGGTACTGCACTGATTGCTTCGATGATAAATTCACCACTTGTGTATACTGCGGTGAAATCATTGAACAAGACGACGCACGCTATGACCCCGACGGCGAACCGTGCTGCGATGATTGCTTCGATGAACGTTGCTTCATCTGCGAACACTGCGGCGAAGTTTGTTGGCAGGATGACCGTAACACGGTTTATACAGTAAACGGGCGTTATGGTTGGAATTTTGAAGATTGGTGCGACTCTTGCCGTGACCGCCACGCTACTCAATGCGACCGTTGTGGCGAATGGTACAGCGATGATGACGAACAGTGCCAACACTTAGACGGCGTTGACCTGAACATTTGCTCCGACTGCATCGACAACTACACTCGATGCTCTCAATGCGGCGAATGGGTAGAAAGTGATGACGCTTACTATGATGACTACGGCGACCCTTATTGCGAGAGTTGCTATGATGACCTTGGCGATAATGGTTGTGAAATCCTGTCGTATCACGATTATCCGCGCGACCACTATTGGTACAGGCTCAACCGTCCTGCCGAAGATGACAGGCATAAATTCCTGCAAGTCGGCGTAGAACTCGAACTTTGTGACGGCGGCGAAAGCAGTGCAAACGCCGCGGAAATCAAAGACGCATTCAACATGCACAACAAATATGACGTTGTTTGCATGCGTGACGGCAGTTTAGATGACGGTTTTGAAATCATCTCTCAGCCTGCGACTTTGCAGTATCACTTGAAGGATTTTGGTTGGCAAAAGGCTATGAAAACCGCCCAAGGCTTAGGTTATGTAAGCCATAACGGCGGCAAAGCAGGCCTGCATGTACACGTTGACCGTCAATATTTTAACGACGCATTTGAAAATCCCGAAGTTGCGTTCATTATCTTGACGCAAAATAACCTCGACTGGCTCAAAAAATTCAGCCGCCGCAAAAATTGGGGTTATTGCCAATTCCAAAACGTTGAAGATTTTACCTTTACGCCCGACAACTTCAAAGACAGTGATGAAAACTCGTCGCTTGAATACATTGAGCGTATGCGCGGCCGCAACCACGGGCACCATGTAGCAATGAACTATGACGGCTATTCCACGATTGAGTTTAGGTTCTTCCGTGGAACGCTGAAATTCCAAACCTTCGCCGCAAGTTTACAGCTTGTGGAGATGATGTGCTACGCCGCTAAGCATCTGCGCAAAGAACAGCTTTGCAACGTTGGCCTTAAATGGTTCAAACGCTTTGCAAAACGCAAAAATTATGCTGAATTTAACGCATATCTTGCCGAACGCGGCATTATGCAATGAGTTTTGACTTGACCACGGCTTGCAATCTGTAAAAGGCTTGCAAGTCGTGAGGGTAGCCAAAACACTATCCAATAACAAAAACTAAATAACGAAAAAGGAGGCTTGATACTATGTGTATCATTGCTTACGCTCCCGAAGGCGTACAAATTGCTGATAAAACCATTGAAAGGATGTTTGCCAAAAATCCCGACGGTGCAGGAATTATGTGGAAGCCCACGCCCGACAGTCAAGTTGAAATCCGCAAAGGGTTTATGAAAGTCGAGGATTTGTTGGAAGCATACCACCAAATTCCGCAGGAGTGCGAAAAAGCAATCCATTGCCGAATTGCGACAAGCGGCAAAGTGTCCGCAGGTTGTTGCCATCCCTTCCCTGTTCGTCCTAAAACAACGGCTATGAGGGAAAAGGTGGACCGTGCAAACATGGCTTTAATGCACAACGGCGTGTTCTACTTTGCAACGCCGCTGAAAGGCATGAAAGCCAATTACAGCGACAGCATGTTATTTGCAGCAAAATACCTCTATCCAATGCAAAAAATGCTTGATATGGAATGCCTGCAAACGCTTATTGAAGAAGCGTCAAGCTCCCGCCTGCTGATTATGCGCTACAACGCCCCCACGATTATGCTGGGCTACTGGCAATGTGACGGCGGCGTATATTACAGCAATGGAACGTACAAAGAAACGTATACCGTCAAAAGTTACGACTGGGGCAAAAGTTGGGGCAAATACGGCGACTGCTATGGATATGGGTATAGCGACGACCCTTGCTACGATATTGAACAAGGCGTACAAGCTCCGAAAGCCTACGTCATAAGCGTTGAAATTCCGAACAAGGACAAGACCGAGGACAGCATTTTAGAGGGATTAATTTGCGAGGAATTATACAACTTGGGATTTGACGTGACTTATTGCGAAACCACGCGCTCCAATTATATCGTTGGCGAAGGCGCGGAACGCGAAGTGTACTTGGAAGTTGACTCGTTAAGCGGCGAAAAACCGCCTGCAAAGATTAGCGGATATACCGTAGTTTACTTGGAGTGATGATAACATGAAAACAGCAATAAACATTTACTGCTTGCTGTATGGTTTTATGACAGAATTTGTGTTCGGAATTGCAAGCATAGTTGCGGCGGCGTACATATTCGCCAAAGCAATAGTCGGTTAGACTTGAGCGTTGCCCATAACTTCGGTTGTGGGTAACGAGGGTAGCCTAACCGTCCTGCGGCAAGCGTTTTGACTTCCCGACGCTTCCGCAGGTAATACCCTAAAAATTAAATATGAGGTGATTTGCATGTTGATTGTAAAATACGAAGAACACCGTAACGATTATGACCTCGACAGACTTGTTTACCTTGTAGACAGTTACGAAGCAGGTTATGACGTGCCCGTGAAGCGCTTATTTGAAGCAGCAATCGAAGACTACAACAACGGCGGAGGTGTTTACTGATGAAAAAGTACAAAAACACTGAATTTCTCGCAGAAGAATGGCGTAAGCGGCTTAAAACAATCAAGGGCTTAGGTGCATACAGCGACCGCGAAGCAGGTTGCGCAGACGGTGAAGCAATGGCTTATGCCGCCGTCTTAGATGACCTTGAACACGCACCCGAAGTCGATGAAGAAACGATTTACCGCCGTGTAAAGCGTCGTTATCTCAAAGAGGACATCGAAGCCGTCCTTGCAGATGACTTTGACATTGAAGAACCGTCTTATGACATGCTTTGCGAGCTTGCAGATATGGCAGAAAACGCTATGGAATGGAACCTCGCACCTCGGAACGTAATTCATGACACAATCCAATATTACTTGGACACGCACGGACTTTGAGCCTGACCACAGCGTATCACAAGCTGGTACGTTGTGAGGGTGGTTCAAACCCGCATAAAAACTGAATAATTTTAAAGGAGTTGATGATATGTTTAAATTCAAAGGCATTTATCAAACAGCAGGCATTAGTGCCGCCATTAGAGATGACCAAAACTTTAACGAAGGCGTTACCAAAGCCATGTACAGGTTTATAGTAAAAGACTGGGGCGACACCTGCGACGAAGACAAGGCTATGAACGAACAATCATTGAAAGACGGCTCGCGTATTCTTGCAGTCTACAACATCGACGATAAAACAATCTGGATTATTGCCGACGCTGAGGACGAAAACGGTCTGAGAACAGCAACAATTTTGTTCCCTGACGAATACTAATCCAAGGAGGTACAGAAATGATTGGAGAATGTCAAGTAATGAGTCCTGCGGACAAATACGCCGCATATTTGAAGGGTTTTAAGCCGTTTAGCGTAAAACGCAAAATATATAACCCTCGTTCTTCTTCCGACGAACAACATGGTGCCAAAGTATGCTGTTATAGGCAAAAAGGAACAAGATTTACGCAAAAGCGCCTAATCATTTGGAGCGGATTTAAAAATCTGTTTGAAAACTGCGATGTAACGGTTATGTATAATGACGAAGAAAAAGCGTTTGTTCTTATGCCAGCCGACTTCGGTTTGAGTTTAAGGCATTACACCGGCACTACTGACAGGTGCATAAATAACGCCACGCTTGTAGATGCCATTATGGAAAAATATGACCTTAAACCGGGCACCGTACAAATACTGCGCATCAAGCGCGTTGGCGACCTGCTGTTCATCTACGACCCTAAAACACCAATTTAAAAGAAAGGAAGCGCCCGCCGAAAGGTTGGGCGCATTGGTATATCTGCGATGTTAAAAGCTAAAAAGATTAACTATGAATTTAAAACACCTTCGTTCATCCCACCAGAACTGACTACGGTCAAAACAACGGCACCGTTTCTCAACACTCACGGCTACCTTGTAGAACTTACCTTAATGCAGGGAAATGGCGGCTACAACATACTTTGTCTGCGTCAACGCATTGAATGTGAGCCACGCCGCACCGAACTGCTGAAAGCAAGCGGTCTTGCCGCCGCGCACAATGCTATCTACCTCAACATTTCCCTTGAAGAAGCCGAAGCGTTTAAATTTCTTCCCAAAACAGATGACACGGCAGGAAAACAAGCCGCACAAACATTTGTAGAACATATTTTAGAGCGCATTGAATACACTGAAACAAATGACTCTTTAAATCCGCAAATCTACGCTCATGCCGCCTATGGGCTTGATGACTCACTTTTGTCCTACAACCGCCTGCTTCCGCCTTACGATACGCTTGTGTCGGTGTTCAAACTTCAAAGATTTTACGAATTTACAAGCGGCAAAGCAGTAAAAAAATACTCACGCGAATTAAAGAAAAAACAAGGAGCAAAATCGTAAGTAATCATTATGGACATTTCTTTAAGAACGGTTATAATGGAAACAGCAGGACACTACCTGCAATTCATCATCCGCACCTTTCAAAGTTTTAGAAAAAAGAGCAATCGCACAAAAACGATTGCTCTTTTTTCTTTGCTAAAATACCCTTATAAGCCCTAACTGGATGGCACATTCGCGTGCATACCTTATGCCAGTATCGCGGGCGGCATAATATTTATCTTTTGTTATTTCTAACTTTGCACATGTAGTCGGCCATGGTTCGTTTCGAAAACGCCGTGACAGCACATTACAAATTATCCTGTCATGCTCACGGAAATGAGTATATGTCTGCTCTACAACAAAAATCCAATCTTCGGGGCGTTTAATAACTTCCTCCGTGGTTTTTCCGCCGTCAATCGTAACCTGCTTAATTGGCGCACTGTGCTTCATCGCCAGTATCGCAGTAGGGTCAGAAACAAAGCTATGATTTGTCGGCGCACCGCCAGTCTTTCCGCCTGAACTATAATAGCCCAACTCCATTCGCGCGTCATCAATGGCGCGCTTTATTTTTTTATAATTCCAAAATATTTTTTCAACAAGGCTGAACCCCACTTTTCTTTCGTTTGACGACGTAAACCTGCTTCGCCAGTTGCGCCGTCTTTTAAACTGATTATGCGTTTCGCAAGTCATAACTTAACTCCCTGTAATTCTTTGGCGCACCCAGCAGGACTTCAACCTTCTGTTGCTTGGTGTACCTCTTAACTACAAGCAATCCAACAATCTGCGACTCCTTTTCAAAAGCCAACCCTTTCAAAGCGTCAATAATAACCTTGCTTAACCGCGTAACATTAGGCCTTCTTGCGGCCAAAATGTCGCCTTTCAGCATACTTTCTTGCAAGTGCTTAATCTGCACCTTGCCCGGTCCTAAGCACACCGTCAAGACCAAATACAGCGGTCCTTTCTCGCGTTCCCAGTTCTGCGCCGCCATAGCATACTTGCAGGCGAGTTTTATAACCGCACCGTATGCCTTCGCTCCGCCTCCGCTTGCCGTTTCGTTGATAGCACCTTGGCAAAGCGGTCTGCCCGGAATGGTAAAAGCAAGCTGCTTATCGCTTAAAAAACGATATGGCACATTATCACCGCCTCAAAAACTCATCAAAAATCAATTTCTTCCTGTTCCGCACTGCCGAAGCTATCAAAACCGCCTGCACCACCGCCGTTGTTCTGTCGGTAATCCATAAATTCCACGCTATTGGCAACAACTTCAAAGCGGCTGCGTTTGCTTCCGTCCTTGGCAGTATAACGGTTCATCGTGGCAACGCCGTCCACAATAACCCTGCGGCCTTTGTCAAGGTTATTGCCGCAAATTTCCGCCAGTTTGCCAAAAGTCACAACATCAAAAAAGTCGGTAGTGTCCTTGGTAAACGGTCTGTCAACAGCAACAGCAAAATTAGTAACGCTTTTGCCGTTGGCGCTTACGCGCGCCTCTGGGTCGCGGGTGAGTCGTCCTGAAATGGTAATGTGGTTCATTTTTCTTCTCCTTCCAAATGCTTAATTAAGTGGTTGATATACCATTGTGCCTTTTTAACATCTTCAATGCCGTTTTTACGCTTCCATCTCCACAAATACTTAATGGCGTTTGCTGTGCAAACAGCCTCAATGCCCGAAAGGCCTGCGGTAGCGCTTTCAAGGGCTTCAATGCACTCCACCTTGCCTTGGGTATAATGTGACGGATGCTGCACAGCATCATTTGTCTTGTCAACAGCAAGACGTGCGCAAGGATGAGTTGGACCAAACAACCACTCTGGCGGCACTCCAAGCGGCACTCCAAGCACAGCAGACCCAGCTTCTTCCAGCATATCATCATGCAGTTTAAACACGCCATGTTTGCCAAAATCCACTTGGTAGCTGCCGTCATGCAATACTCTTTTAATCTCACCAACGCCCATGCCCTGTTCTTTGTGCTTAACCTTATCTCTAACTTTAAACATCATTCTTTTACACCTCTTTCAAATTTATTTCCACACCTTTTTCTTGCAGCATTTTAAGGCATATAACCATTGTTTCCAGCATAGCCTGCAAACGCAGGTTTGCATAGCTCGGAAAGTCAACCCACAGCCAGCCTATTTCTTTGTCAACAGCAATCTCGGCGTTGAGCTTTAACTGCCGCTGTGCGCCTATAAGCGGAAACTGCGTCACCATCGAAACACTATTGCAGGCAACGGCTTCGTCTACTTCATTGCCGTTTTCAGCGTGTCCTTCAACGCTATAACCGTAGATATAGCCTTCTTCATCACGTCGGATTTTAACATTAATCATCTTTGCCTCAAATAAACTCTCTTTCGTCATTGAAAAGTGCATGAGCCTCTGGGTCGGTGTTGCCTTGCGGAAGTAAAATTTTAGGTTTGTTGCTCGTCATAAACTCGCACTCACCTTCGCATACATCCTCACGGCCTACCGGGATGCCTAAGCGATGAAACATCTTGCGGTACTCACATTCCTTAACATATTTGCCTTGCGGGCAGGAATTACAGCACATCAATGCCATCTCGGCAATCAAAGCCAAATCATCATAATCAACGGTAATGCGGTCATCAATCCTGCCTTTGCCGACACGCAAGTTGTGCGTTGTTTCCATAACCATTTTGCTATGCTGATTGCGCCTTGCAACGCTTTCAAGCTGGTCTTTGTCCAGTACGGCAACGCGCTCGTCGGTAATTTTTTGCAAAAGTGTTGCCGACATCCTCATGTCCTTCGCCCAACGCTTTTCCTTCGGCGTTTTGGCGGTTTTCTTGGTGTTTGCGGCAATAATGTCCAGTTCTCCAGCTAAAATGCCAACCTTCAAAAACTCCAACAGTGCCGGGCTGCTCATATATGGTAATTCTCTCATAATTGTTCCCCCAGATTTTTAGCAAATCGGCACCTTTTTCAAAAAGTGCCGAAATGCCAAATTACAATCATTTTTCAGCTTCAACAATTTCCTGCGCCACGGCAGTGCTTCCAACATCAATTCCGCCGGAAACACTCAGGTTGCGCTGAGTCTTGGCTGTAATGCTGTTTGCAGCCACAATATCACGCATATCAACGCCGGTAGCGGCTTTCATAGCATCAAAGGCATAACCAATAGCCTGCGGCACATTTCCTCCAACAGCGCCCAACGTGTTGCCTTCTCCGCCGCCAAAAATCGTAATTTTATCAATCTTGCCAAGCGGTTCTTTAGCAACGCCAGAAATAATGTAAGCCACATCAGGCGGCGCTTTTACATAACCCATGGCCAAAACCGCAACTACCAAAATCAAAAGAACTGCAATCCCGCCATACACAAGAATTGAACCAAAATCCATTGTCATTACCCCCATTATCTTTTCTTCCTGACCGGCTTAATTGCGCCTACTTTTTCTTTTACAGCACCAATGTTCATAAAATAGCCGATAACCTCAATTTCAGTTCTCGGCGTTTCGCTATAAAAAGCCTCATAACTCTCTTTAAAAATCTGCTTATCATCATGGTACACAATACCGTTCATTGCGTCCAACACGAGTTTCAATGTATTATCGCAATCCGGCTTTGTAAGCGGCACCACCAGCCCCATCGCGGCCGCTTTTTTAAACCATGCAGGTTTGCTGCTGGGTATCTCCCTGTACGACCTAATTTTTACTTCAACAGGCATTTCCGGGTTGGCGATTTTCCAACCGCTACGTTCCATCTCGCCAATAACCAAGGCCTTCACCGTCTGCTTTAGCTCCGCAGACTCTTTAGGGTCGTAAGCGCGCCCGGTTTTAAAACTAAACCGCGGCCTGTTCTGCCCCTTCGGCTTGCCCGGCACCGTCAACTTGAATGTTTTGCTTCCTTCGTGCAACAACAATTTTTCTCTCCCTCTTTTCGTTTCGAGATTTCTTTTTAGCATAAGGTTTCAGCTTCTCCCGCGCCCGCATATTCTGTTCTGTTTTAAACCCCGGCTTGCGGCGATTGCTGTAATCCTCGCCAACCTCGCGCCAAAATTCTTCCGTAGTCATCCAGCGACAGCCGCAGTCGCAGCACTCACGTTTGCGCACCACCGCCGTGTCAAGCGGTTTGCTTTCGCGCAACGTCCTTGTATCAATAACTAAATTATTCTCACTACCGCATTTTGGGCACTGCATCGTCATCTTCATCACCGCCTTTGGCAAAAACAAACCCTTCTTCGCCACAAACAATGTCGCAGCACTCACCAATTTCGTGTACAGCAGCCCCGATTTTGCACACCGCAGAACGCAAACGCTCCAACGTATTCTCGTTTTCAATAGGCCGCGTACCCATCAAAAGGTTCATGTGGTAAATTGCGCTTGCAACATCATCGGCGAGCATCAACAGCGGCCTCGATGGCCAATCGTTCACTACAAGATGCCGTTCGTAATTTGTTAAATCCGAAAAACAAACATTTTCAAATTTTCCACCACGTTTAACCCTAAAATACGCTCCATCCACTTTTCTTTTGGTTGGATAATCAAGTTCAACAATCTCGCCCATTCAAAGTTCCTCCTTTTTTATTCCCCGGTACTGCCGATGCCGCCAGTGCGTGTGGCGCAAGCCTTGTCATTGTCAACTGTGCGGTAAGGAGCAAAAATACCCTGCATCATACGTTCCCCGGCTTTAATTACATAATCAGTGTCACTGGAATTGTAAAACTTCACACCAATATTGCCGCCGTTATCCTCATTGTCATAGTAATCGGCGTCGATAATGCCAACCGCGTTTATCAGTGTCAAACCATGTTTTACTGCCAAACTGCTGCGAATATGTAGTGCCAAATACTCATTTTTAGGCATATATGCTCTGATGCCGGTAAGCACCAACTCGCTGAACCCTTTGGCTGGAATTTTAATGTCGCGCGGCGCTACAAAATCATAACCAGCGCTACTTGCGGTCTTGCGCTCCGGCAACACTTCTGTGCCATTAGGATATACTCTCTCAAAAAAGCGTTCCGCTATAAGCGCAGAAGCAATTTCTTCCGACAGCCAAACCTGCATCGGCATAATTTCTTTTTCGTCAAAATAATCTACCAACACAAACGGCATACCCTTGTACCTTGCCAAAAAACCGTTAATATCAAGCTCTTTTCTGGCCGTCACTGTACCATAACCTGCGTTTTCATTAAGCGCCATCATCTTAATTTTGCTGCCAATATCAAGCTTCACAATTATTTCCCTCCAAATCAAGCGTTTTATATAAATCCTCGTGCAGTTCAGTTACCGCATCATCAACAATGCCTTTAATCATTGCCTTCGGTAAACCTTTGCCGCCAACTCGCTGATTATCCTGTCCTCCAGTGGGTTGAGCCTGCGTGCAATTTTAGATTGTTCAAACCCTCTGTCGCCATAATTCGGGCACATCCACTCAAAAATCGTATTTGCAGCATGGTCATTTTGATAATCCCAATGTCCGCCGCTCATTTAACATCACACTCCCCATAAATACCGCAGTGCCTGCCACGTCCAAAAACTACCTATTTCGTAGCAAACGCCTGCTACAAACGCCAGCACACCTACAATAACAGCTAATGCTACTAATCCTCTCATAATCACCACGCTCCATGGTCATCGCAAATTGTAACTTCTACGCATGTTTTTTCGGCATTATCCCAACCGACGATAACCGGGTAATTAGTTTCACTTACAATTTGCATTAATTCGTCAATGCTTTTTATTTCTGCTTCTGCCCAATGCTCATGCTCTGTGCCACACAACCGGGCGCCTAATCGCGCCATCGCTTTGCTGTAATATGGCACTAACGGTCCATCGTAATATCTATGTATTCTTGCTTTCATTTTTACACTTCCTCGTCCATTGTTGCGCCGCAACGCGGGCAGTAATTATAATTCGGATAAAAACCTATTGTTTTTACAACATAATCACAAACACTACAATGCCATGCAGTACGCCCATCGTCATCTTCTGGGTCAAACCAATGCCCGTGCTTGTGTTCTTCCGCAAGTAACTTTATGCAATTTTCTGCCTGCTGATTTAAGGTTTCTTGCATTGCTCTATGATTGTGTTCGGCTATTCTTAGTTGCTCAATAATTTCTTTTTTAGTCATACCCATTAAGGTGCTATCGGCTAAGGGTTTATACATTATCATCGCCCCCTAAATACTTCTTCCGCAGCGCAGGCAAGGCGGCTTCGCATTCTTCTTTGGTTTTAAATATCATGCCTGCTTCTTTAAGTGCAAAATCAATCGGGCTATTGTGCCAAGCTGCCGGACAGCTGTATTGAAAATCTGCTGCCGGAAAATAATAATGTTCGCCGTCTTTCGGTTGCCACGGCACTTTAACTATTTCAACATTGCCTCTTAACAATTTTAATAATATAGCTGTGGTAAGCCATTGATTGCCATCAGATTCTTGAACAAGACCGTCCTCTATTAATTTATAAATGTAATGGTCATCTTTTATCTTAAATTCTTGTCCCAATTCAACGCCCAGCATTCTGGCCACATCAGCCATGTAGTTTTTAGCCATAATTATTTCTCCACTATTTCCCAACCCCACTCGATAAGCTGCTCGTGCATAACATCACGCGCATAATCTTCAATTTCATCGTCGGTTAAATCATCGTCGAGGTCTACTATTACTTCATGGTAGCCATGAACGTAGCCTGTATGTACCCATACTTTTAATTTTTTAGCCATTTGCCAGCCTCCTTACTTCGCTTAGCGCCTTGTTCGCTTCGTCTATTGCTTCTGAAACCCTAAAACATGCTTCACGGCAATCTTTATTGCCGTCCAGTCCAAAACACTGATTATCTAAAAACTTCCAAGCCTTGTGCAGCCTGCGTATACCGGCGACAATTTGCAATGCCGCTTGGTTGCACGCCGCTTTATTTATAGTTTTTTTATCCATGCCTGCCTCCTATACAACCAACGTAAAGTTTGGCGCTTTACGCATCTTTTTATTGCCAAAAATAGCCATTATCTCAGCATCGGTGTACTTCTCATCAAGGTTGGTAGTATAAAACATTAAGTCCGGGTTAAATCGTGTGCGCAATCGTAACGCGCGCACCGTTTTGTTATTTGCTTGACCCGGCAGAAGGTAATGTGCCGGGCCAAGAGAATCAACACAAATCACTTTCATTCTGATGCCTCATTCATTTCCGAACCACAATGAGGGCAATAAGCCCATTCTGGATTATTTGTTGTTTCGTTATTGCCGCAGACCGAGCATTCCACACGCTTTTCAAAGCAAACACCTTCCTGCCAATGGCACAGCCAGCGGCCATGCTTGCGTTCCTCGATGGTAGGCGCTTGCCTTACTATTAAGTCAGCCACAGCTCCTGCGCCATCGGCAAAAGCTAATTTGTAAGGATAACGATGAGAGCCAAGCATCATGCTTTCCCTGTAACATTTTTCGGCTCCCTTGATTTCAGATATTAAAGCGTCTGCATCAATCGGCCTCACCAATCGTCATCTCCAATCATAATGGCGCCGCAGTTTTGGCAGTAATTACCTTTGCTATAAAGTCCAAACCTGCTGCCGCAAACACTGCATTTGATAAAATTGTTATTCTTATCAGGCGGATTTATTTCTATCCAGTGGCCATGCTGACGTGTTTTGGTTACTACCGGGCGCATATTAGCCACGCAAGAAATCGCATTGTTCATCCCGGAGCGCACTCCGCAATCAAACATATTATTCCCACTGATTGCCGTTCTGTCGCGGTTAAACTTCAAATATCCTAACAACTGGTCTTTGTTTATAAGCTCTGGCACCTCTTTTTTCGCCGGTGTATACGTTTCGTTCATGTGCCAATCCCAGTAAACATCGGTATCAAATTCTCCTGCGGCGGATGCTGTATTCGCGTATCAGCTTATACACATCGCTGCGCTTTTTACGGTCGCTTGTGTATTTTAGTTCGCAGTAATGCCTAATATCGCCAAAGGCCTTGTCGGCTTCGTTTATTTCCTCATCGCACATTCTTAAAATGCTATGCGCTTCATTCAACAGCTTTTTAAACTCTGCGGCAGTTTTGACAGCAGCATCGCAATCAAACTCCACCATTCTTTTCACCACGCCTCCTGCGATAATTCGGCAAATAGCGCTTGATGTAGTTATAAACTGCCGATGGTTCTAACTCCAGCGTATTTGCAATATTCCACGCCGCTTTTCCTTGGGCCAGCATTATAAAAATCTGCCTGTGATACGGCTCCCAATCAAAAGTGCCCTTTCGTTTAATTTTCGGCGGAATAAACTTAGGAATTTCTATTTCTTTTTCTTGCCCGGAAATTAAATTTTCTCCTTCGATATTCTCTCCGTGGTGGACAGCAAACTTTACTTCGGTTTTGTTATCCTCGCTCAATATGTAGTGTTCGCCTCTTATGCAAGGCTGAACATCAAAAAATGGGCAATAATACGTTTCGCCACCGCAGTGATGAAGCCTAAAGCATTTAAGACAATTTACTCTTGCCAACCTGCTCACCAACCTTAGCCTGTGCTACCAGTTTGGGCAGTTTTTCGACCTGTTTTGCTATAACCGGGCACAGCTCATTAAACTCATCTGCGTCCATTTGTTGACCGATGGACCCTAAAAGTTGCATAGCAAGGTTTATAGCCCCAAGGGCGCCATATTGCGCTACCTGTACTCCAACTGCGCTTCCGGCTTCGGTTTCAACCACATAGCAAAGCCCGGTTATATCACTTTTGCCGAGTGCCTCTTTAAACTCGTTCACCTGTTTTTCTTTAGCTTCTTCGCTCACAAATTTTTTGCCATTTTTATCAATCTCCGTTTCTGTCACTTAAATTCATGCCTCCGGCAATCCTTTTTATTGCCTCTCTCGCGGACGGATTTGCCGTTTTCTGACGATTTTTATTTTCGTTGGTATACTTGCCTTGTTCTGATGTTTTTAAAGCCGTCACAGGCGATTTTTGACCGCTTCCATAAAGAAGCCGGTATGCTTTTTCAAATTCATCCAGTTGTTCCGCCTCTGGTTCTGATTTAACAGCCTCGACAACCGGCTTGCCCAAAACCTTAGCATTGTTTTTGCGTTCTTTGCTTCTGGCGCAGGCATCTTCGTAAAAACGTCTTACCTGCGCCCTTACAGTCGGCAAATCTGCTGTTTGTGTTTCGCAAAGTGCAATCCAACCAAACGCCATTGCCGCTTGTTCTATTTCCGGCGTGCTAAACACTGGTTTCTTGTAAACAAAAGCGTCTTGCATTTGCTTTTGTATCTCCGCCCAAGCCTCATCCCAGCTCTTAACGCGAACACTGTCATCTACTGCTTCCAGCAGTTTCTCGCAAGCGTCTGCAATCTCGCTGATGCTTGGCAAAAACTTGCTTTCCAGCAGAGCCTTATTGACCGCCGCCGTCAGCAATTCCGGCGGAAACTGTTTTAGCATTTTGCCATACACTGCCATCCGCTGATAATCGCCAGCCTGACCAAACGCCGCAAAAAGCGTAGCTATTGCCTGCATGTGCGGAGATGGTTTGTTCTGTTGCTGTATCATCATGGTTTCACTCTCCGTCTAAAAGTCTTTGCGCCTTTAGCGCCATCTCGTAAACATCAGGCTGAACGCCTTTTTGACGTGAAGGTCCTTGCCTGCATGTTCTGTTTTGCATTTCGTGATATGCGTCTATAACCCACCGTAGAACAGCCTTGTAATCGTCCCTGTAAGTAGCCCGGCCTTTTTTTGATGCTTTGTAACTGTCCAGTTTAGCAATGCACCAGTCTACTGCCTCTTGGCTTTTCAAGCGTCCGAGCAACTCATCATACTGTTTCTCCGTCAGCCACACGAACTCAGCGTATTGAACCTTTTTGGCCTTTCGCTTAGCCTCTGGTTTCTTTTGCTGTTCGTCATTGTTGCTTGTAGATAACTCAGCTTCTGTGGGGGGATTATAGGGGGGTATATATATTTCTTCCCCTTCTTCTCTTTTTTCTTTTATTAATGTAGGATGGCCCTGAAAAGACTGTTTGATGGCCCTGCGCTGGCCCTGTTGATGGCCCTGCTGTTGGCCTTCGTTCTTTTCTTCAACTTGATAGAGCCGCCAATTTACTATGGTTACAACATATCCATCGTTGGTCTTGCTGCTGGCCCTGTTGATGGCCGCGAAGCCATCGTTTTTTAACTGTTCGATGGCCCTGCGAACAACCTTTCGTGTTATTGATTTATCATTGCCGTTGTTACAAGCGTTTTCAATGTCCTTAGTGGTTGCAACAAATTGTCCGGGCGTCAGCTTTATTTTTTTGCCGCTGTTCAGCACTACTTCCGTTTCTTTCCAGCACGCCATCCCAAGCATCGTTATCAGCACAACCCTCTGCAAATGGCTCATTGCAATCCAAACAGTGCTTTTAAAAAGTGATCTGTGAATCTTAAAATAACCGTTCATATTGCGCCTCTCGGCAGTTTACTGCCTTTAAAAGCCGCTGTCTTTGGCAATATCCATGCCGGGAATCATGGCTACTTTTTTTAATTCAGGCGGCAGCATTAAGATTGCCGTTAAAGCCTGCTGGTACTCAGAAAAGAACTTGCTGACAGCCTCTGCATGTTCTTCGGGAACCTTGTAACTTTTACGCGCAACCTGCACAGCGGTAGATACCAAAGCCGCCCATTCGGTCAAAGATGCGTCCAAAGTCATTCGTGATTTTCTAACATCGGGCCTTGTCTGCATATATTTTTCAAGATTATCAATCTGTTCTTCGATGTTTTTGTAGCTCTTTTTGTTGTCCATCATTTACCCTCCATTGCCTCTCTGATGATGCGCTCTGCTTCGGATATTGCTTCTTTTGCGGCTTTCTTCTTGTCATGCTCGACTTCTGCTTGCTTAGCCGCTTCCACAACAGCTCTCCGAATTTTGCCTTTAACTGCCTCGTTTGTTTTTGACAAAAGAACTTTTTGAGCGTCCTCCGACGAATTTAAAACCGCTGTAAGCAATGCCAAAAAGCTGCTTTGATAATCAAGCACCTTACGCGCAGTTTCTTTGTCGAAGTTTTGGCTTTCCATCGCTACAACGGTCAAGATTGTTGTCAACTGGCTAAATTCTTCCACCGTCATATCGAGCTTCACTCTTGCGTTCAAAAATTTATCTGCAATACCCATAATTTTGCCTCCTTGCTATGTAGTGGGCGACAAAATGCCACCCACAATATATTGTGTTATTGCTCAGATTCAGCAATTTCTTCTGCGCTAAAATCATCGCCATCAAATAACTGTTTTGTCTTTTCAGTAGATACACTGCCGTCTGCCATTTTTACATTTTCACCAGCAGAATAATTTCCCTCTGGCATAACTTCAACTTCGGCTTCCGTGGTTTCAATTTCAGCATCGTCATTCGGGTTAAATTCGCTGTTAAGCACATCGTCCTGCTCAATAGCGTTCTGCATTTCAACAGACAACGGTCCCCAAGTGCGAAGCATATCCATCAGCACAGTTTTCATCGCCATCTTGTCAAAGTCTGTCTGCCACGGCCCGCTACCAAACGATTTACTGAAACGCTTGGCATGTGCTGTAACTTCCTCTTTACTCCAGTAGCTTGCCTTTCTAAAGCCGTTTAACAGCTCGAAATAGGCATAATACCCAACAACCACATCAGACTTCTTCTCGCCGAAATATGCGCGTTCATCGAATTTGTCCCATTTTTCAATTTCACCCTCACAAACCGGCACAACATTAATTTTTTTATACTGCTGGCTACGGATTGCAAGCTGAATAATGCCTTTATAACCAATCTGAAACTGTGCAGAGCCTTTATACGGCACGATATATGCCTGTCCTAAGCTCGGTACAACAGGCAAATCCAGCGATGCCGCAATGGAAGCGGCAGACAAAATTGTCTGCGGATGCGCCTTCTGCAAAAGGCTGTTGTTCGTTACAACGCTCATCACACTGCTTAAAAACGCAGGGCTTCTTTTGCCAAGCATTTCCTCAAAGCGTTTCTTTACGCTCTCGGTTTTAATAAGTGCGCCCAGTGCAAGATTGCCTCCGCTCTGTACTGGTTTTTGTTCTGCCGTTTTGGTAAGTAACCCACCTTTAGTGTTTGCCATGTTTAAGACTTCCTTTCTGTAATTCTCAGCACTCTCTGCGTGCCTCTAATCAAATATTTTTCATACACGCCGGGGTAATCACGTTCAAACTGTTCGCGGTCAAAATACGGCTTCTTAGCCTGTGTTTTGTACCATACGTTGTAGCCCGAAGTGCGACCAAATTCATGGTTTTCCAACACCACGCGCAGTTGGTTTTCTTTTAAATCAATCGCCTTGTCAAGTTCTTTTTTGCTTGCTTTCAGGCTCTTGATGTCGCCGCACAAAATATCGTACTGTTCTTCCATGTCCAATGCTTCTGTTCCACCGCCGGGGAACTTAATTTTAAGCGCGTCCGTGCAGGCCTTAGACGAATCTGCGTCCGGCAGTCTGCCGCCTTTGACACATTCTTCCCAAAACTTCCTCTCAGCTTCCATCAGCGCGTCGCTGTCAGCTTGGTTAAACTCAACCGTGCGTACAATGTAGTCGGCACCGTTATCAAACAGGCAGGCAATGTAGCAGTAGTCCATTTCAAGCACCGTCATATAATGCAGCACTTGGCAGTAATATGCGTCCGGGATGCTGTCCTCGCCCCAACGATCTTTGAAATAACTGGCCGATGTTTTACATTCCAAAAAGGCGTTTTCACCCACCAACATACGGTCGATAGAAGCGCAGGCCCAAGGGAACTTGTCATTCACCCACACGCCGCTTCTGCGCACCTTTTTGCGCTCATCCATACAAAACCTCTTGGCAACAATTTCTTCCGCCTCTTGCCCAAACCAAACGCGCGTATTGTTGCTTAAATCTTCCGGCTCTGCCTGTCCTGTCTTTTCAAGCCACAACGCAAACGGACTTCTGTGAGTATTTACGCCAACCACAACGGCAGCATCGCTACCGCCAATATAGTTTTTGCGCAAATCCAGCCACGCTTGCCTGTTTTTGTTCATATCCTCGGCAGTCATAACCAGTTTAATGCTCATTCGTTTGCCCCTTTTCTGTTATCTTTAACGCTTACGTTAGCAGAGTCCAGCAGTTCTCTGGCTTTTTTAACAACTGTGCGTTCCGGCATCCCCATTGCTTCTGCCTGCGCAATCAACGATGCTACTGCCACCGGAATATCCTCGGCTTTAAGAGATGCAAACACGCTGGCCTCCCGGCTGTCGTTGTTAATTAAAACACAGCACCCGCTCACCTTTTCTGCGTCGGCATCCTTGACAAATTCTTTAATCTCATCAAATACGGTTCGTTTGCCTTCTGCGTTTTCACATTTTTCCATGGATTTTTGTGGTGCTTCTTCACATTTTTCCGTGATTTCTACGTCATCAGCTTCTTCATCACATCTCGGAATCAGCTTGTCAAATCTTTCGGAAGCTCTTGCCATTTCCGCCAATGTTTCAAGCTGGTCCGCTTCTGTACCAACTTCGCCCCGCGCGGCTGGGGTTACAACCTTTATAAGCAAAGTTGTAGCGGCGCGCACCGCAAAAGCAGGATTACCGGCAAATACGAGCTTTATACCATCGTTTTCCTCTACTGCTAAAGCAAATGCTTTATTTTCTTTAATCGCCAAGTTTAAAATATCTTTAACGCCCTTCGCGTTCTCTGTTGTTGCGTTTTCAAGATCTGATAATTTTTTTGCCATTGTTATTCCTCCTTAATTTTCTTCGGTTTCTTCTTTGTTTTCGCCAAAAATTTCGGTTGCAATGCTGTAAAGTTTTTTAGCCTTGTCTTCGACATTGTATGCTTCTGCAAGCGTCTTAACATCGCTTATAACCTTGTCGTAAGCAGCTTCCTTGCTATAACCACCCATCTGCTGAAAATCGCAGACCATGTTACAAATCAGACGCGCTGCCATTGAAAGCTGACCGCTACCAAGACCAATAACCGAACTGTTAAACATATCGTTTGCCGATACGCCAATGATTATTGCGTCCACACCCGGTTCCGACAAATACTCGTCAAATTTCTTTTTCATGGCCTCGATGGTTCCTTGGCTCAACTCGTCTTTGTTTTTCATAAGTTTGTCCTCCAGTTTATTGTTCTGTTCAAATTAGTTTTTCTGTGTTAAAATACAGGAAAGGTGTTGCTCAAAATGTTTGACTGAACATTAACTCCTTTTCCTGAACCGTCAGTGTTACCGCACTGGCGGTTCTTTTTTTGCCATTTCCGGGTTTACCAAAACTTCCACATAAATTTTTTGACCCGGCTGCAAGCCCGTATACTCTAAACCGTTTTGTTTTGCCGCATACCATACAACCTCGTCAATGTCCCGCGGATCGCCGTATTTATCGACCAGTTTCCAACAAATTGAGTACAGCGTATCTCCTTTGTAAATTGTCACCGGCACTCGCACCCGCTCCATTTGCGAACGCACATAGTATGGGTGCCAAACTACAAACGCCAGCGCCAGCAACATTGCCACGGTATACAAAAAGCCTTTCACATTCATACACTCACCTCCCTTTCCGGTGGCACCGGCTGCCCGCAAAGCGAGCTTTTATTTTTGCAAAGCTTCTTCATAGTTGCGTATTTTAGATAACGGAATATCGAAAATATCGGAAATTTGCGACGCGAGCGGCAAACTTAAATGCGGTGCGCGTGCTCCATTTTCGATATTGCTGTAATAATTTTGGGACATGCCAAGTAAATCGGCCATGTCACTTTGAGTTATATTATTTTGCTTACGCAAATTTTTGAGCCATTCACGCATCTATATTCACCCCTTTCAACAGCTATTCGCTATATCTCTATTTGTTATTATTATACACCAATTATCTCAAATGTCAATACCTATATGCTATATTTTGTTCCTTTATTGACTTATTTGTTTCAATTAGAGATAACTATAAATAGAGGTGAGCATATATGTGTTTAGCCGAATTAAGAAACAATAAAAAAATCTCACAAAAAGAACTTGCGGCTCAAATAGGGTATTCTCAAAATATGATTTCTCAATGGGAAATGGCACTCGTGACCCAGGAACAGAAGTTTTAAAAAAGCTTGCTGCTTATTTTAATGTTTCCGTAGATTATCTTTTAGGCGAAGATAATCCGCCAGCAAATAAAAAATCCCCAAGGACTTAAAGAAAATCCTTGAGGATGAAGAAGTTGCCCTTAACGGGCGTATGTTATCGCCGGAAGAAAATACGGTATAGATTTTATGCGGCTTTCCGACATTTTGTTAGTAATGCGTTGGTAACGCAAAAACGAACACAAAGTCGCACAAATCAAATTTTACTTATCTGCGCCAGCCAAACATTAAATGCTTTGCCTTCCGGCGCATCCGGGTCTTGCATATAAGCCTTAGCAAGTTTTGCGTAGCTGCCTGCGTCACTGCCTATTACCTGCGAAAAATCGCTATACAGCATATTGATAACATAATACCAATCAGCTTTATGTTTTATGCCGTGCTGGTCAGCAAGTTGATTCGTTTGCTCCATGCTCCAATGCTCGCCGACAGTTCCGTCAACGTTGCGCATTTTGGCGACAGCTTTTTTAGCCAGTGATTCGTCAAAATGCGGGCCGAAAGCTACACAATGCAATTTATAAACTGTTGCCCAAAATTCTTCTGGGCAATACATTTTAATTTTATCGACAGCTGCGCAAATAACATCTTTTATTTCTTCTTCTTTTTCAGCATTACCTGCAACAGCTGCAAGATATTCTTTATATCTTCTATGCACAGCACTCACCGCCTTATGCCAATTTTACTGCTACAATATTGGCGTTGCTTATGGTTCCGGCTTCCGTTAGCTGCACCTGCAATCTTGCGCGGTTATCAATAACGCACGGACAGCTTTTTAAAACGCGGATAAGCGTTGTAAAAGCTACATGCGCGCTGTCAGCAGCAACGCCGGTAATTGTTGCTGCCGCGCCGGGTACTACTTCGCCGTTATTTAAAAGCTGCAATGTAATAGGTTCAGCCGCGGCAGGTACTACATCAGCGTTAACACTTACCATATACAAGCCGTGATTAATAAGATTAATCGTATTGCTTCCTGCAACATGCTGTATGCTGCAACCAGTTTGCAAGCGATTAGTTTCAAAGTCTACATATCCGTCAGCAGCAAGTGTTTGTGCCGGTACGGTTACTGCGTCTAAAGCAGATTTTTGATATACACAATTCATAATAACATCTCCTTTGATAAAAGGTAAGGGCGGCACAAAGCCGCCCAAAATCAATTAGCAGCCACAGCTATTAGCGCAGCCACAACCATATGCGGTTGCTGCCTGATACGGGCTTGCGGTAATATAAGCAGGCTGCGGGAACGGGCGCAGAGTGCCGATAATATTAGCACTTTGTGCCTGCTGGCTGAGCTGGAAGTTTGCGGTCATTAAGTCGCGGTCGCGGTCAGCAAGCTTGTCGCGCAGGTCTTGCATAGTGTTGCTATTAATCAATGCACGGGTTGCTTCACCTTCGGCGCGAATAGCGTTAGTAATTTCGCAAGTGTTTTTATAGTTCTCTGCACGTACCGCGTCGATATTGCGATTAGTTTCGCAGCAGCAGTTCTGCATTGCAAAACGGTTTTCAGCAATGCCTGCATTTACGCTGGCGAAGCCTTGGCAAAGGTCACGCTGTACGCCGTTAAAGCCGTTCAGCATAGTAGTGTTCTGTGCATAAAAGCCGTCGCACAAACCGTTGTTAATGCCGTCAAGTTTGCGAAGAATGTTTTGGGTATCAAAGCCCTGCTGCATTTCAACCTGGGTTAAACCGGGCCCGTTGCCATAACCGCGGCCAAAACCGTTACCCCAGCCGCCCATAAGAGCAAACAGAACGATAATCCACATAAACCAGCCGCCACCACAGCCGAAGCCATCGCCGTAGCCATAACCGTTACGGTTAACGTCCATTACCGGCACAATGCCGGAACCTTCCATTGTCATAATTATCACCTCTTACTTATATTTTGCCTGTTTTCAGTCGGCATAAACTCTTAAAAACAGCGCCGCTTCCCTATCAAAACCCTAAAAAAGGCATAAAAAAATAAGGCTGCCAAAACTGACAGCCTTAAAATCTATGTTATAACATTTGGTCTAATATTCTGTTTACTGCTTTATACGCCGTTGCAATTTCTTTCTCGACTGTTTTGGTCGATATGTTTAACTGCATGGCAATCTGATAATTCATTAAGCCTTTTACAAAGCGCAGTTCCGCTATTTCCATTTGTCGCGGTGTTATCTTCGCTTCCTGCAAAACGCTATAAAAAGAACGCCTCGAAGATTGGACGAGCCAATCACGGGCGTTTTTATTGTTGATGTTCATTACATCACCTTTTGTTTTTTACCTTACCTGTATTTACTTTTTCGTTCATCATAATTACATTACCATGGCCGCGCGTTACAGCCTCGTCTAAATTATCACGGTGCATTGTGCCACGTGCGGCGCCGTCCTTACGAACTTTGCGCACAACGGTATATGCGCCATTACTTTTTACTCGTACCATTCAAATCAACTCCATGATTATTTACTGTAAAATTATCCACCTTATCATTAAACTGGCCGCTGGAAGTATTTACTTTACTGTTTTCAAAAGTGCCATAGCTGCTAACTTGCACTTCGTACCCCGACAGGTACCATAAGAACCCCCCACTGTACAAAGCCAACATACAGCAATAGTAATTAAAGCATAGGTAAGTTTTTTATGGTATCTCTATACCCGGCTAAGCACATAGTAACAATGGCATCTCTATCTTTTTCGTTTTCCATAACGGTACACCTCATAATATAATTTTCTTAAATTATATCATTTTACAGCAGCATACAGCAACCCCGCTGCAATAATATAAGCAATGTTTCTCTGCCGTTCAAGGCTGCGCTGCTGCTGCTTCATTTCTTCGCTTAATGCCGTTAACGATTCGTTGGCATTTTGCAATTGCGTCTGCTGCTGTTTCAATATCACTTGCGATTGTGCCAGTTGTTCTTTCAGCGCCTGCAATTGCACTTGTGCCTGCGTTAATGCTTCCTGCGATTTCGTCAGCTGTGCTTTCAGCACCTCCGAGTTGCTCTTGCAATTTTGTATTGCTTTGGACGCCCTGCTCAATTCTATTTCCAAGTTCGTCAGCTCGGTCGCTGTAATTGTATAAACCTTCTCCGGCTCCGCTGCCGAACAGGAAGTAACAGGCACCAAGAACCACAATAGCGACAGCAATATAATAATAAAGGCGATTAGAAGATTTTTCTTGCTCATTCATGGTGTCCTCTTATTTGACGCAGAAATTTTCCCATTTCTTATAAACATCAACGTAAGTTTCGTTTTTGTCACCGTTGTGAGTAATTTCATAATAAACGCCATCCGGCACGTTAGTGCTTAAAAGTGCTTTCCAGTTTTGCAGCGTTTTGCAAAACCAAACAACAAACACATCATCAACACTAATTTGCACGCCGTCGGTTTTATCTACGTGGCTATTAAAATAATCTACAACGATTTGTCTTGCTTTTTCCTGCATTGTTATTCCTCTGGCAATTCAATATTTTCCATAACAGCACGCGCCTCTAAAATTGCAATGTAATCTGCCATTGCTCCAAGCTGAATGTTATAAGTGCTGCGCGGGCAAGTCGGTTCAAAATCTAATTTGCCTGCATCCCATTTTTCCACCATAGCTTGCAATTTTTTGAAACGAACAACAACCTGCATATATTCTGCAATGAATCTTTCTTTGTAATCAGCACTAATCATCATTTTAGTGGTGTCTTTTAATTCCATTTTCTTGCTCCTTTTACAAACCATTTTCGCGGCCTCACGAACATGGTATTTACAATGCTAAAAACGCACATTATTCAAAACTTTGCTGTTATTGCCGCCATATTTGGCGTATGAGCCGTTTTATGTTTCTACACATAAAATCACAAGCGCAGTTTTTTAAAATACGCCCATACGCTAAATAAAAAGGCGGCTTTTTCAACTTATTCTGCAAAAATTATAAGCCGAACCAGTTGTGCATAGCGCCAAGCGCAAAACCGATTGCCATGCCAAGCCAAAACCATTTGTCGGCTGCAATCATTTTCAAAGTTTCCATTTTCTCACCCCAAACTTTCATTTTTCCAAGAATTTTTTGTAAGTACACTTACAATTCTTCAAGAAAGTTTGATAAGGACATAAAAGTCCTTATCAAATAAAGGTATTACAATCCATTCTGCTGCCACCAGATTGCTTTGCCGCGAATAACTCCGCCGCCGGGTTTCAACTCTCCATCGCCGGGAATGTCAGGAATACGCCAAAGGTCCCAACGTTCGCAAGTGGTGCTTGGACCGTAGCCATCAATCTCAGCCGCTTCACAATGTGTCATTACGATATTTGGGTTAATATCAAGTCCAAGTTCTTCGCAAAGAATTGCCACAACCCTTGCCATATTATCAATTTGCTCTGCGGTCGGCGGATAATCGCCAAAGTCAATCACACCACCTTGGTAAGCCGATGCGCCAGCACAACAACAAAGTGCAATGCCAATAGCATCACTATTTCTACGCCAAGTGTGCGCCTTTAACTCTGCAAGGTCATCGGTGGTGGCGATAATGGCACCATCATCATCAATGCAAAGATGGTAGTCATCATAAAATTGATGATATGCACCTGCTGTCCAATGAAGATAAATATGGTCAATTTTGTTCTTTGCTGCGCGGGCCATCACTCGCAGTTCGTCAAGTGTTATGCGTTTTTGTGGCATCTTTCTTTTTCCTCCATTAAATTATCGCTTATACCATCGCCGTCAGCATCAACGGCACTTTTGGATAAGTAGCAAAGCGCCGCAATAAACGGCGCTCCGCACATGATATAAATAATCTTTTCAAGTTCGGCAAGCCCAGCTTTGCCAAGCCAAAAACACATCCATATCCAAGTACCAATATACAACACTATGCTGCCAAAAAGCAGTAGTAGTGCCAAATGTACTATCCAGACATTGCCTTTAGCTACTTCCAGTTCCGGCACTTTTTCAAGCAAAGTATTTAACCATTGCTTTATTTTGTCGAGCATTTGTTATCACCCTGGCGGCATTCCAACATATTTTTTCGCAACTCGTCAATTTCACCTTTCATGTCCTCCTGATTAGTGAAAAGCGTTTTAACCTTCTCATTAATCTTGGCGCGGTCCTCACGGCTTGCCTGCAATTCATCAGACAACTTATCCATTGACGCGCTTAACCTATCTATGCTTGCGTGAATAGCCTCGTTTTCTGCCTGTTGCGGTCGAAGAAAAAGCCACACACAAATCAAGGTTATTAAATCTATAACATCAGGTAAAGATGGTATTTCCACTGTCACACCGCCTTAAAATAAATTTAGCCTGCTGCGGCAGGAGTAATAGTACCTGTAATAGTTGCCATAGATTGGTCGCTCAAAGTAGCTGTACCACTTACGGTATTTGCACTATTATCAAGATTGATAACAAGCGAAGTAATTTTTGCACCGGCAGGGCCCGTCGCACCATCTTCACCGTCAGCACCATCTGCGCCATTAGCACCCGGAGCGCCATCAGCACCTTTAGCGCCGGTATTACCTTTGTCGCCTTTCGGAATAGTAAGGTTCAAGGTGTAGTTGCCATCACTGCCTGTAATTTCTGCCGCTGCCTGACTACCTGCGGCGCCAGTAGTCACCGTGCCGATTTTAATGGTCGGCGCAATAACTTCACCGCCACCGGCAGCAATGCCGTTTTCAGCGATATAACGCATGTACGCCTGCACTTTATTTGTAGGTCTGTCAATCATACAGGTTGGAACCTGCCCTGTTGCAATGTAATACAACAAACATTCAAGTTCAGTCAGCGGCTCTGGCAATTCGGTAATTTTTTCAATGGCCATTTTTTCACACTCCATTCATGCAAAATAAAAAGAGGACAGAGTTATTTTCTGTCCTCTTTATGTATATATAGCAGTTCTACGGCACTGCTCCCCCAGCCTTATTCATCAAGCGGCGTTCCTGCAAAGTTTTCTCTGTCGCGTCTTGTCAACGAGTCTTGTATGCGCTCTTTGTTGGTCATACCCATCTTGCGGCGCGCATCCATCAGTTGTTTGCCGGTGACTTTCAGCCTTCTCAGGTCATCGTAATCTTCCTTAGTAAGCTGTTCGCCATTGAGCTGCTTTTCTGCTACACGCCTCATAACTGCTGCTCTTTCATTACGATAACGAGTACGTTCCGCATACACGGCAGACTGCATATCGCCAGTAATCGCTTCTTCAACCGGGCGGAAGCCAGTTGCTTTCAGCACTCTATCCAATCCTTCGTACCTTGCGGCAACCTGCTCTTTGGTGTTGGTACGATAACCGCGCCAAGCGTCAACGGCGTGCCCCAACGCAGGCGACCAAGCCTTCACTACGCCAGCTCCATCGCCGTTTGCGGCAGCGGTTACAAACTGCGTAATCGTAGAGCCGGTAGGCCCGCCGACAAGTTTCCAAAGGCTGTCCTCGTTCGGCACTACATCAGCAAGGCCTACGCGCCTCGAAACATCTACGCCTGCTGCGCCGCCCATGCCATAGGCCAGCGCTCTCGTCAGCTTGCTGTCGCCAAAGGTTTTAAACAGCCAAGCCTTTGCAAGCACGCTCGGTTTATAGCCCAAAAGCTGTTCCAACAACTCGTCAAGGTAATCAGCACCGGGGAATCCAAACAGCCCTGCAAGCATAAAGTAAGTTCCCCAGAACCTTGCCTTCTGTGCCATGATCGAGCGATTGCTCCACGGTGCCATCTCCGCCATCATTTCCAGCTCTTTAACCGGGTATTTGCGGAACATCAGGAACAAG